CTTGCTTTGTCTTCTACGTATATGCCGCGTAGGCCCTTTCCGCGCCAGCGGGCGTTTAGGCTTACGCAAGCTCGCTTGAGTTCGGGGAAATCCCACTTCTCGCGGATGAGGTCGAGGATGTATATGTCGCCGTTCTTGTCTGTACCCAGGACCATGAGGACGGAGTAGTCGGATTGCTCGGTTTTTTTGAAGGCGGTGTCTGCGGATATGATTACGAGTTGGCACTCGATTTCCTTGGGATCGTAGTGCTGCCACCAGCCCTGTTTTATGAGGTTGCCACCTTTGACGTAGGGGGTTTGTTGGTAGAGGGATGCGAATTCGCGGGGGTCCAGGCGTTTGCGCTTGTGGAGTTCTTCGAGGGGGAAGCGGTCGGCCCACAGGGCTGTCTCTTCGGTGTTGTAGTAGTATCTTTTGCCTGGGGCCACCTTGCTTAGTTCACCGGGGGCGAGATACCTGGGATCGTCTTTGGGTAGGTCAGTTACGGTGTGTCGGATTTCGCCGTCTTTTTCGGCAATGGCGGGGAAGTTGATGTGGTGCCAATCGCCTTCCTTCCAATCCATCGTTTCCATCAGGCGACCGGCGACATCGTCTGGGTGCCAGCGGGTCAGGATGACGATTTCGATGGGCTTGGTGCCGTCGGGCTCGGGTTGCTTACGGGTGGTTAGGGCCGATACGTAGTAGGACCAGGTTTTGTTGCGTTGGGTTGCTGAGTCCGCTTCCTCACGCGCCTTGATAGGGTCATCAAGTATAAGCAGCGTAGCGGCCCGCCCCGTAGTCGATCCGCCAATGCCCGTGGCAAAGTACGTGCCGCCCAGTGTAGTACGCCAATCATCAACAGCGCGGCTTTCGTCCGACATCTTGAAATCAGGAAACGCCTGGCCAACAAAAAGTTCACGCGCCAGATCGCGGACCTGGCGTCCAAAAGTCTTAGCCAGGTCCTGATTGTATGAGGTCGATAGGACGTTGCGGTTTGCCTTGCGAGCCAGGTAGTAGACAGGGAAGTGAACCGTGGCGAGGAAGGACTTGGCATGTCGGGGGGGCATGGTGATGAGGAGTCGTTGGGTTCCGAGTTCATCTTTTTCAAGGGCATCCAATGCTTCCATTAGTGTTATTTGGAAGTCAGCGAACACCATTTCGGGGTTTAGGACTTTTACGAACTCCACGAAGCTGTTCTGGGACTTCCTTAGTGATATTAGGCGGCGGGCAGCGTCCTGACGGCTAACCTTGTTCGACTTCGGGCGGCTCACTGTCCTTGTCTCCTTGTCTGGGGCCCTTAGGGCGTTTGGGGATGAGTATCTCGGAGACTTCGTCGTCGGTAATCACTTCTGCGTCAGTTACCTCTTCTGCCTCTCCGTCTATGGTGTTTTCTTCGACCTTCTCCGCCATAGCGGCTATTTCTTCGAGTTCCTGGATGGATAGCTCGTTAATGGCCTTCATATCGACGGTATGTTCGTTGAAGCTGTGGTGGAGGTCGGGCATGACCTTGTTCAGCATTATTGCGAACAGGCGGACCTGTTGGTTATTCCACTTGAGGCGGCCATCCAGGACTTTGCGTACCCTAGGCATGGAATGGCGCACAATATCCATGACGCTTCTGCGTATGCGCTCCACCTGAACAGAGGTGACCGCCGGTAGGGCATGGCCCGCCTTAGGGTTAGGGTTTTTACTTACTGCTGGCATGTGTTAGTTCTTATCATAATTCAGACACGTTTTCAAATTTTGGTGCGAAATATATGTTGCCACACCATGACAATAAAAAAAGTCGGCGGCGGCGACGACCCCCCCCGCCCCCGTCAAGAGAAAGAACCGGGCACACAAACGACCCACTACGGCCCAAGTCGCTGGGATTGCAGGGTTTTTTTGTCCCAAAGAGGGACATTTTCGCCCCCTTCGTGACCCGCGTGTTCTTCGAAAGCACTCCGACGGGTACACTCAATCGCCCTGTGGAAGGTCGTGGCAATCATCCCGGTGGTTTAGCATTCGGCGAATACCTCTCAAAGAGAGTAGGAGAGCATACCTCGGTGTCAGCAATTGATTCAGTCGGATCGGTTGAGATGACACACGCAAAATGAGGAGCAGAAATATGTCCACACGTATGCACATCAACCTGAAGGCCGCAGAGATCATCGCGGCGTGCGAAGTCGCAACGACCGTCGAGGAAGCCGTAGGCTTTCGCGCCGAGTTCGAGGTGCGCCTCGCGAAGAACGCCACGAAGCTGGCCGCTCGCAAGGCCGATGGCGCGAACACGAAGGGGCTGGAGAGCAAAATCGCGCACCTGAAGGCGAACACCGCGACGGTGCAGACCTTCGTGGATGCGCTGTCGCCGAAGGCGAAGAAGGGCGTGAAGGCTACGGAAGCGGTCGTGCCGAGCGAGGATGGCGCGTTGTACGCCTTCCTGAGCGATCCCAAGATCACGCAGAAGGCGAAGCTCGAAATCGTGAAGGCGATGACCGCCGCCAAAGCATAGGAACCTCCCTAAACTCGCCCCTCACGGGTTCGCCCGTGGGGGGTATTTTTTTGTCTGGATGTCGGACCCATTCACGGGCGGCAGCAACAACGCAGCAACAAAGGAGAAAACCGCAATGACAAGGCAAATCCAACTGATGCGCTACGGCGAGGGGTGGCGGGTCTCGTGGCTTCACCCTGTCCAAGAGGCAGACTTAACGACCATTTGCATGGCTCGCTCGTGGGAGTTTTTCAACACCCTGACCAAGGCGAAGAAGTTTCGCAAGTGGTTGCGGGGGGTCTAATGGCAGACCTGTCGATGCCAAACGCCACGCCGGGGAAATGCTGCAAGTGTAGCGGCACCGGCGTCTATCGTTGGGGCGCAACAATCAACGGCAAGAGCGAACATAGCGGCCCTTGCCACTCATGTCGGGGGACCGGTGAGCAGTCCTTCGCGCAGATCAAACGCAACGAGTGCTACAACAAGCACAAAATCATTCACATGGGGTGACACAATGCCAGTAGAACACAACTATTTCACATGCCAATGCGGCACACCGCACCATTTCTTGCACGTGATGCGTTGGGTCGAAGAGAATCACGATGACCGTGAAGTTTATTTCACGATCACCGACGATGGGTGCGCTTCGTTATGGAACCGCATCAAAAGCGCGTTTCGCCACGTGTTTCGTGGTGGCGAATTGCGTATCAACGAGGTGTTATTGGACCCTGCAATGACATCGGACCTAATCGTAACGCTGAAGGTAATGTTGCGGCACATGAAGGAAGGGACAAAACCCAAGGAAGGGGCAAACCCCAATGAGTAAGCCTTACGACATCATGGTCGCCCGTTGCGTAACAGAAACGGGCTGGATTTACGTTAACGCCGACAGCGAAGAGGACGCGAAGAAAAAGGCGATGAAAACAATCGAGGACGGCGCAGACTTCTCGGCAGTCAGCAGGGAAGGGCCAGTGGACGGAGAAGTTAGCTGGTTTGATGTCCTTGAGGTGAGAGAAAGCAGACTGACACCATAACCCTTACAGGAGAATTCCAATGGCAAAACCAAACGAGAATCCACACGGCACTGCCACAATTTGGTCTTATGTCGAGATCGTACAACGCTTGGCAAATGGCGAAGAACCAGAGACGATTGTCACAGACGCACAAAGCTTGCTTGCCTACCTTCCGGTTGAAGACCTCAAGGGGGGAACCGACAATGACACCGAATGACAACACGATCAGGGATGCCTTGCGATACTACAAGGAAGCCATCCTTGAGTGCCTCGCAACCGAGACCCTCGCCTACCAGACAGGGGACAATGCTCTGGGCGTAGCCACTAAGCTTCGACGAGGCGGCTATCAGGAAAGGCGTAACGCCGTGCGGTACATCCAGAAGACGGGCTGTTCGCAGTCAGAGGCATGGACCATGTACGGGATATCAGACAATGAGTTGACTGTTGTATGATATATGCTACAGTGGTGAAATCATAACCGAGGGGAAAATGCATGATGAACCCAATTACACGGGCCTATCTCGTGATGATACGAGATGGCATCAACCAAATGATCGGGTTAGACAGCGACACGCTGGGCACGAATGAGTACCAGTTAAAACTCACTCATAAGCAGACGAAGAAGGGTAAAATCTCCGCCGACGTTGATGTTTTTGATACGCATGCCGTATCACAGATAAAACCATTCAACGTATCGGGGGCGATGGTGCCATTCGAAATTATCAAGGCCACGCCAATGCCGGGGTGGGATGCGGTGTTCGAGGCGTTCGACGCGCAAAAAAACCTCATGTGCCCGGAGTGCGGACATAATCTTGAATCAATGGACGATCACGGGCACTGGTGTAGCTGGTGCAAGATGGGATTTACCCTCAAAGACGGCGCATGGGTTGTCCTAGACGAGGCCGAGGGGGGTTTCTC